TGGCCGTCCTTGGTGAGCGTGCGCCCGCCCTGCATCTGCACGCGCAGGCTCGGCTTCCACTTGCTGCCATCCGGCGCGGTTTCGGTGCGGAAGCGCATGCGCGTGGAGCCTTCGCCGAGCGCGGCGATCTCGCGCGTCGCCGCCGAAGGATTGCGGCCGAAGGCGATCAGGTTGCGCAGACCGGCATTGATTTCGGCATCGTCGATGCGGGTTTCGATCATCCGGCCAGCCCTCCGTTGCTGCCCCGCGCGAACACCTTCCCGCCGGTGGTCACTGCGATGGTGGCGGCCGGAGTGCCGCCCGCGATCGGCGCGGCCGACATCAGCCGCGCCCGGCCCGATTGAACATCGCGCAGGAAGCGGATCGCATCCTCATAGTCGGCGCGAGTCTGTTCCGTGGCGGCATCTCCCAGCAGCCGGTAACGCGCGATTGCCGCAGCGATGCGGACGATGTTGGATGGCACCGGGGACAGCGGCACGTTGTAGGCGCCGGCCACATAACCATCGACCTCGGCATCCGCATCCGACAGGGCGCGCCCGACCGCCCCGGCCGGCAGCACGCTTTCGCGCTGCTCCAGCTCGTCGACGCCGTAGCGGTCCTCAAGATCGGTGCGGGAGGCGTAGGTCATCGCGGGTTACTCTGCCGCCGCCTCGATATCGCAGTCTTCGACGACGATCTGCGGATCGTTGCGCAGCTGCTCGATCTGTTCCTTGCTGAAATCTGAAGCAGCCACTTCGGAAAACTCCACGCCCCAGGCGCGGCCGGCGCGACGGAATCCAGCCGCCAGCGCACGCACGCGCAGGCCGGGAACTTTCTTGGTCTTGGGTTTCTGATCTGCCATCTTGACCTCCTGTTTGATCGCCTCGTCCTGCCCCGGAGAACCGGGGCTGAGGTCGGCACACGACCTTGCTTTTCGCTAGGTGGTATTCGATTAGCCGAGACTCGGATCGACGACGAGATTGACCGCCTTGTAGTTGGTGTTGCTCTCGCCGGCCGCCAGGAATTCCTTCATCAGCACTGCCTCGGCCTCGGCGCGGCGACTCGGGCCGCACACCAGGTGCGTGGCCGATACCGGCAACGGCGAACCATCCTTGCGGCGCTGCGTTTCCAGCGCCAGGCGGGCTGCGCCGAAGCTGGTTGCATCGAGCGTGGCCTTGGAGCCGTAGGCGAGCTGGTGGAAACCGAACCCGGCCACATAGCGCGCCTTGGCGCCGAAGATCGCCTTGCCTTCCAGGAACACGTTCTGATCGTTCGGCTGATTGAGCGCGACGAACTTGGCCTTCTCACGCTCCTGGAAGATCAACGGCTTCATGAAGTTGCGCGAGAGATCCATCAGGAACCACGGCGCACCCGCGCCGCCGCCGGTATTACTCCAGGAAACCTCGGCGCCGGCTGCCGTGTAGCCAATGTGGTCGGTATCGAAGAAGTACTGCCCGTCGAAGCCTTTGACGGCGAAGCCGGTCGGCAGCAGACCCCACACCAACTCGTCAGGGTGGCGCGCGACGATCTCGCCCTGCATCTGCAGCATCGGCGTATAGATGCCAAGCACGTCGTCCGCGATATCGTCCTCGTCGACGCCGAGGGTGTGCTCCCACTTCTTGTTGGTGAGCGTGGCGCCGGCGGTTTCGAGGTTGTTGATGACGCGCTGACCGACCCACTCGCGCATGCCGGGCAGATCCTTCATCCAGCCGTAGTTCTCGGTCTTGGTAGTCGAAGGCACCAGCATGGCGAGCAGATTCCACGTCGACTTGACGCTGGAAAAGCCCATATTGAAGGCGGAGTTGAACCCTTGCTGAAGCGAGCGCAGCGAATCAGGGGTAATGACGAGGCCCGCCAAACCGATCATGCCGAGCGATCCCGCGGGCGCAAACGGCGAAAGGTCTGCGGCAGCGGCCGCCGGAACAGCGAACAAAGCCGCTACGCCGGCAGCGACTGCGGCAAGGGCAAGGAGGATGCGTTTCATGTGTGATCTCCTGAGGTAATGGGGTTGCCTGGCGCGTTACAGACCGAGACCGATCTGCACCCAAACACCGTCGCTATCGACCGCGACGATCTTGCCGGCGCGGCTGCGGGTGTTCGTGCCGTTCGTCAGCGCGACCGTCTGGTCGTCGACGATGTAGCAGTCGGCACCGACGTTGGCCTGGGCGATCAAGTCGCCGGCAGACGAGTTGCCGAACTTGAAGACGCCTTTCGCCACGCGCACCGACACTTCGCCGTTGGCGCCAGCCGAGTTATCGACAGACTCCTCGAAGCGACCGATGGCAATCAGGTTGAGAGCGGTGGTACCAGGCGCGGCGTAGCCACCGTTGAGGACGGCGATACCGCCTAGCATCGGCTTGACCGCCGCCTTGACGGGAAAGCCGAGGATGTCGCCGGCGCGTTCCGGCGTATTGCGCGCTGCAGTGAGAGCCGCCATTGCTTAAGCCTCCTGAAGTTTGCCGGAAGCGAACTGCTCGGGGGTCAGGCCCATAGCCTTCATGACCGCGACGTCGCTATCGGTGTGTTGATGGGATTTGCCGTCGGGCTTCTTGCCGCCGGTTTGGGTATCGCCTGGCTTGGCGATGACGGGGGCAGCATCGATGAACGCCTTGAGCGCAGCCAGGCCGTTCGCGGCCAGGGCGCGGGCATGCGGCTCGGTGGCCGGAGTGAGCTTGCCGGCATCGAGGGCGGCGGCGATCACCGCATCGACCTCGCCCTGCGCCTTTTCTGCCACAAGCGCGGCCAGCTTGGCGTTGGACTCGGCAAGCTCCGCCTGCACGCCGCTGAGCACGGCGACGGCAACATACTTGGCGGGATCGGGCGCCTTGCCGGCATCCGCCTTGAGCGCGGCGACTTCGGCGCCGTGCGTCGATTTGAGCGCAGAAAGCGCGGCGAGCGCCTCGGCCTCGGAAGCCGTCTCGGCGAGCCCGAGCGCAGCGAGCAACAGTTTCATAGGTTCGTCCTCCATGAAAAGTGCGGAAAGGGCCGCCGCACCGGCTGATAAATCGGTGAGCCCATCTAGACCTGGCACATTGACGAGCGCCGCATAAGGAATACCGCGCACCTCGCCGGTCTTTGGATCGAACGGAAAAACGGGGCTGATGTAGCGGTACTGTTTGGCCGCGATCATCTCGGCAGCCTGCGCCGTCCACTCGACATCAACGGCGTATAGGCCGTCGTCACGCACCTCGAAGCGACCGATCCAGCCGGCGGCCGGGGCGGGCTTGCCGTTATTGGCGGCGTTGAGCGTTTGGTGCTCGAAGTCAATCACCTGGCGCGTCGAGCGCGCAGCGGCCAGCGCCACCACGCGCTTTGCGGCAGAAGCGGAAAGCAGCCAGCCATCGGGAATGCCGACCGGGCGGCCGGAGCCGTCAGCCGACTTGAAGCGGCCGAGCGGCAGGAGACGGAATTCGGTGGGGGCGCCGTTACCGCCGGCCGTCAGATCGACGGAGAGGGCGGCGATGGAGATATGGGGATGCAGAGAGTGCGGCATGCGGCGAATCATCGCCGCGCGCGCGCGGATCGGTCAGGGGGAAGGAATTCCCTTGGTTATTTCAGCTTGGCGCGAAGCTGGCGCGCCTGCGCCTCGGCGGCGCGCCTAGATGTTGCATCGAGCGAATCGCAATACACCTTCGCGTTCGTCACATCGGTCTCATTGACCTTCTCGCTTCCTGAGTCGACGATGACCAACCGCCAGGCACAGCCGAGCATCGGATTTTTTTCCTGCCCCTTCATCGGCCAGCTTGAGTAACCGTAGGCCAAATTGCGTTGCGCCTGATAGTCCCCCGACATTGCCTTTGCTCTCGCAGAATCGAATTCTGATTGGGCGCCCAAGGTTGGTACGGACAACATTAACGCCGCCACCGCAATCAGTAGATGTTTCATGGCACTCCCCAAGAAAGATGCTGACTGAATGTAATCCATACGCCTATAATAGTCGAACGGGCGCGACACGGTGACACTCTCCCGGCCGTAGCACGGCACCTGATGCCGGTGCGCCATGTGGGGTTTCCGCGCAAGCGGGTGGGAGGCCCCACCGCCCGTCACTTCTCCTTTCCCTTGACCAGCAGCCGCGCAATCTCGCGATCGCGCTTTGCCGCGTCCGACGAAAGCCGCCGGAAGCTGGTCAGGAAAGCGGCCCGGCCGCTCTTCGTCGCCTTGACCACTGTGACATAGCCAGCCTCCTCCTGGAGGAACACCATCGCATTCCCAGGTTCAAGAATGGCGCGGCCGCTCTGGATTGCCTCGGTGGCAAAGCGGTATTCGGCGGCGGAGATCTCCGGGTGTCGCTCGATCTGCTTGCGGATGGTTTCCGCCGAGATTCGCACCAGATCGGTTTTCAGCTCCAGGTCTGCCGCATGCGCGGCGCGCAGCACACCTATTGGCCAGTCGCCCGCCGGCGCCTTCGCCCATTCCTCGAATGATCGCCTTGCCAGATCCATGACGGCGGCAGGCCGCAGATCGGCCGGTAGGCGTTCGATCCGCCCGGCCATGAATTCGACCAGGTTCGAGCGCCGACCGCCCGGCGGGTAGTTGAACTCTGGATCGACGCCGGCCGGCACCCGCTGCGTCTCGCCGGTGCGCTTGTTGGTGTAGTCGGTGTAGGTCTCGGCCGGCGCATCGGAAACCTTCAACCCCAGGCGATCGAGCTGCCGCTGCTCCATCTGGATAACGCGGCACTTGCAGCCCCACGCCCGCACCGGCATGTGAGATTGCCACCACGGATCGTCCGCGCGCAGCACCTTTCCGTCCCAGGCCGCGTGTTCCTTGCGCTCGTTCGGGCTGGGCGTGTGGTCATACATCAGGTAAGGCAGCTCTGCCTTGACGGCCTGGATACGCTCCCACTGGCCTTCGCTGTGCGCCTGGCGCAGGTTGGTGTCGTAGATCACCTTGAGACGGCGCGGGCTGCCGAGCTGTACCAGCTTTTCTTGCCCGGTGACCGGGTCGACCATCATCGCCTTGCCCCACCAGCCGCGCCGCATCAGGTTCGGCTGCAGCGCCTTCTTGAAATCCTCAAACGGGATGCCGTCCTCGATGGCTTTATCGACCCGCGCGCGAATATCTTCGAGCAGGTCGATCTGCATCGCCTTGGCCACGGTGAACGCCGCCTGATGCTCCTGCCGCCATACCTCGCGGTGATCGAATCCGATCTTGAAGCCCTTCTGGCGCAGAAAGTCGACCGCCTCCTGCGGGGCCATGCCGAAAACCGTTTGCAGCATAGCGTCTGGCATCTCAGTCGTTTTCGCCTCCAGCCAAACCAACCAACCGGGCGGCGAAGGTGCCGCTGGCAAGCAGGCCGGCCAGGGGAGCATGGTCCATCTGCTCGGGAAGTTGAGACAGGCGGGCACGGAATCCCTCCGGCGTCTTGCACTCGGCGAGGAGCTGTTCGATGGGATCAACCACCGGGCGAAGGGTGCGCTCCCACTCGCTGGCCATCGCGGCGGCCAGCGCATCGAATTCATCCTGACCGGCGGCCGGCGCCGCAAAGGCTGCCTGGATATTGGTGCGGAATATCTCATCCATCCGGCGCGGCTTGATGCCCTTGCCTGGCGCGCCCAACCAGCCGGCGGCCTGCAGCTTCGGCACCAGGCCGCGCTTGAAGCCTTCGTAGCTCTGACCGGATTCGAGCGCCTCCTGCAGCGCGGCACGGATCTCGTCGAGCACCTGCTCCTTCATCCCCGCCGCCACGGAAAACGACCTGGACCGCACGGCGACCGCCGCCGACTTCCAGTCTCCGGCGATGCGCGTGCCGCGCGAACGGAAATATTCCACCGCCCGCTCGGGGGGAAGGTTGAAGGCGAGGGCCAGATTCGGGGCGTTTTTGGCCATTTTTCAGATCAACCCGCAATTCGGGCGCGGCGCATCGGTAGCGCATAGCGTTACGGCCGCGTTACGGAGCCGACTGTCGCGCGACCGCACTCCGACCGGCATCGACATAGCAGGAAGGCAACAAAAACGCGCCAGCGGCTCGATTTTGCGGTTTTCGGGTTTCCGTGGCATCAGCCGATTTCCCTGACCTCGATCACACCCGACTCGACCAGCGCCTG